ATCTGCTGACTCTGCAACAAACTTCTGTTGTGATAGTGTACTGATTCCTAATGTTGCCATCTGCATTTGTAATTCTTTAATCTCTGATGATTGAGCTTCAAATACACTTGAAGCTGGATCGACATACTTAACTTAGTTACCAGGTGGTGTAGCAATCGCATTGTTAACAGATATAGCTAAATCTTTTGTTTGATCATCATATCCTTCCATTACAAGCATTGGTTGAGATGCAACGTGCAAACTATGTATTAAATCAGCCTGTCTTTGAAAATGTGCAAGATTTAAATATGCAATATCTAATAAAGGTGGCTTACTAACTAAATTATCTGTTTTACCAGAATAAATAGTAACTAAAGGTATTTCTCCGAGAGAAAAATTACCAGCTTCTACTTGTCTATAATCTTTATCTGAAGAACCTACTTCAAAATTACCTGCAGTACTTCCATCAGAAACATCATACATTTCTTCAATTTGTTCTTTTTTACGAAATACTCTGTATTTTCCTGGCTCGATCACTCTTATTTGGTCAAATACTTTTTCTCCAAACTGACCACTTGGTAAAACAGCTTTTTCAGCAATCCTTACCTGTACTAAATTTCCATAATTGGATTCTCTGTCTAATCTCCAACCATAAAGATTTAAAGGATCTACTTCTATCCAATATGGTCTACGATTTTGTTGACGTTCTTCTGCAAGTGTTAAAGCACCTGATGGAGCTGGATAATCTACAAGAATATGACTTTGACCATAAGTGAGAGAACACATTAATATTCTTCTTGCATATTCGTCTAAATCAGATTTACAACCATCAACATCCATCTTGAACATCTCTGTCCAATAAGGATCGCCTGTTAATGTAATTGGCTTACGAAGTACAAGACCTGCTGCTGCTCTTATCAATCTTTGTGTGAAAGGACTGAATACCGCACGATTAACCCTTGCAAGGTAAGCCTCATAATCTTCTCTTGGTTCTAATGGTAAAAATGCTTCGCTATTTGTTCTTAAATAATCAGTACCTTCACTAACTGCTTTCATTATTTCCCAACCCTTCATCATATCTAATACTGCTCTAGTTCTAGTAAAAGGACTATCAACTCCTCCTACTGAAGTAGATGAAATAATGTTGGTTCGTATTGGACCAGGGATTGCATAAGTCATTTACGACACCTCCATTTTTTTAATGCTAAAGCCTTTCTAGTAGGTTTACCATTTTTTTCCATTGGTCCAGGCATCCCAGACATTCTTGCACAAAAAGATTTACGTCTTTTAGCTGCTTTACTACCTGGTTTTACTTTCCCTGTAACTGGAGCTTTTAAGTTACTACCAGTAGCAGCATTATATTTAGCTCTACCTCTAGCAGTTAATCCACCCGTTTTAGACTTCTCCCCCCTACCTACACTTAAATTTACTTGTTTACGTTTAGCCATTATTTACCCACCTTCGCTTGTGCTTTTTTATGAGCTTGTGTAAAGGTATCCCCCGACCTCATTCGTCTTTTCATGTACTCCATATGCACATCGCTATGGTGTTCAGAATGTTTTGCTAATAAATTTTTCTGACGGGGTGTAAGTTTCACTTCTTTTTCCTTTTTTTCTTTTTAGCATTTAGTTTTTTTAAATCAGCAGCAGTAATCTTATCTCGTGGTGCAGCAACAGCAGCAAGTTTACGTTGCTTGGGTGAATAAGATGACTTAGGCATTAGATAGCGTTGGTGATAGCACCAGAAGTTATGAAACTTACACTGACTGTTTCAAGATCACCTGTTGTTGCAGATAAACTTGTTCCTGTAACTAAACCAGAAAAACTTACTTTTTTAGTCCCAGAAGTATCTAAAAACAATTCAAAAACAGCATCGCCAGCATCTTCTGTAGTTAAAACATCATCAACAAGGTTTGCTGTTTCGTTACCATCTGCTGCTGTATATAAAAAGTCAATAGTGCCAGAACCAGAAACTAATCCACCAACAAAACTTCTAGATGTTGCACCATGAGAAGTTACATCAAGAGTGTCTTTTGTAGTATCAAGAGTCCAACCTGTAGTTGATACGATTGCTTCAGTAGTTCCAGCTCCGTTTTTAAATTTTACAGAACCTTCTTCTCCACGAAAAAATGCCATTATCTTAAGAAAAAAGAGTATTTATAAATAGTTTAACTTGTAGTTGACTTTTTTACAGTACCCTTCGGATTATTTCTCATATATTGTTGACATCTCTTATCCCAAAGAGCAGGATTACGTTTGCCTTTGACTGTTTCAATAACATCAAGCATTTCGTCAGTAATTTCTGTCATTTTTTCTTTTTGGTAGTTTTTTTACGCCTATGTTGATAGGTTATCTTCTTTTTACCAGTTTTTTCACGTTTAAACCTTGCTTTTTCACTACTTGACATTTCTGAAGCAGTCTTAGGTGTCTTACTTGATACACGTTTACTTGGTCTACAAGCAGGATAAGCTCTACTTTCTCCTTTTTTGCGGCCACATGGTTTGCCAGTTTTTACATCAACCCATTCTTCTTTAAACCAGCGTTTAAGACCACTATGCCTAGCCACGTTTTTTCCTCGTAGTCTTCTTTTTACTCTTACTATAACCAGAAGCACTTCTTTTCTTGCCATCTGGTCCTTTTACATCTCCTTTGCATACTTTTACAGCATAAGCATTAGCGTAAGCCGAGGGATATACCCTGAACTTTCGCTTGGCTGCTGCTTTACCTCTGGCACATAGTTTGCCCATTATTTACCGCCACAACTGCATCTTTTCTTTCCACCCTTCTTTTTCTTAGTAGTCGAATGGTACATAGTAAGAATTAGGTATCTTAATATATTCTAAACGAAGTTTGACCTAGTGTCTCTGGTTTTGCCAAATTAAATTGTTGTAGACAAAGATAACCAAAAGCATCAAAAGCATGGTCAACTCCTAGATTCTTATTAGGCATTCCTGTATTTGGTGCGTAAGTTAGCGTACGAAGGGATTTTATTAACTCTTTACATCGAGGATGGATAAATGTTCTTCGATTTCCAGCAGCATCATATAAAGCTGTATTTACAGCAGTGATTTTATCCCGAATCTTCCAAGGAGCTTTCGGGCTGGACACATTAAAACCACTCCTTCTCAAAATTGTGTGATCCGTAAGACCAACACCACTTGTTTTGCGAGCACCACCCGTAGGGTCGGGACACGTTATTACTCGTCTGTCCACCCCATACCTATTTACAACTTCTTCGGCAAAATCCCATGTAGTTGCACCTCCTCGTAAGATGATTTCGTCAAAAACATACAGATTTTCGTTACTTTTTACCGCACATATGCCACAAAGCGGGTCAACGTTAAAATCTACCCCCATATATAGTGGCAACATATGTAAATCTGCTGCTTCATCCGATATATTCTCGTCATCAAAGCTAACTGCCACTAATCCAGTGAGATTTTCAAAGCTCGCCTCAAATTCTTGCCTAAATGTACGCTGATCTAACTGCCCTCTAGCTGCTTCAACTTCAGTACTCGGAACATTACCCCCCTCAATCGTAGTAAAACTCCATCGCTTCCAATCTCCACTCTCATCTTCAGGTACATAACACCATAAATCGTAAAACCAACTTGCCGTACCATCAGGTGTTGAAATAAATAGTGCCCATCCTTGTTTATCCGCTAACGCAGGTCGGATTACTTCAGACCATACCGCTTTATCCATGAATGCAGCCTCATCTAATACAACTCCACTTAAACTACGACCTCTTAATGCCATCGCATTTTCTGTTCCCTTTAACTCAATAGTTGATTCATTCACTAATTCCAACTTCAGATCCGTTTCATTCTTACTTTTAACCCACTGTTTTGGTACTAATTTCTTAAGAGTCTTCCATGCAATGTCCTTTGCCATTCGATAAGTAGGTGCACAATAGAAATATGTTTCTCCAGGTTTAGCAATAGCACCCTTTAACAACTCAACACAGCTTAAATAACTTTTTCCAAACCTTCTTCCAGCTACTAATACTCTAAACCTTTCTTCAGCATTAAATACCTGTCCTTGTGCCCACCTTAACGTTAACGGTTCTGCTACTGCCATATAAAAATAATAACCCCTTTTATCATAACAGCAACTTATTTCGTGTTGTATC